GCAGGCTGTCCAATCGGAACCTGTACCAAAGGCTCCGCCGGTTCGCAGCACCCGCATCCAGACCCTTCTAGGCCGCGACAGCCGTTGCTGATCAGTTCCCAGTGACCGGCACCCGTGACCCCGACCCATTGCCAGACGCAATTTCCGAAGCAGGCTGGGAGCGTCGTCTGGCTCGTCGATACCGGTGTGCTGGTGGTGGTCGTCGTAGTGGTCGTCGTAGTCGTCCCACCCTCACCACACACCGTGGAATAGTTGTCACCAGCATACTGAGTTGGCGGGAGTGCCGAGCAATTGCATCCGCCGGGGTACAGGACTGGCGAGGCGTTGATGCAGGTGAAGCTCGCGGCCTCGTTGAGGATATAGATGCCGACGCCCAAGCTGTTGACCGTCCAATTCCAGTAGCACGACATCGAACTGCATGAGCGGGGAGGCGTCGTCGTCACGGTCGTGGTCGGTGCCCATGTTGTCGTGCCGTCAATGCACGGCTTATTCCAGCACGTTCCAACTATGCCACCCGCACCCGCCGACGGACACCGAGGGTAACATCGCTGGAGGGCTGTGCAATTCGAGCCAGACAGGATCCACGGATGGCACGGGTTGCCATTACGGGACGCAGCGGGGTTGTACAGCCACGCACAATTTCCGACCGTAGCAACGCACGGCGGGAAAGTTGTCGTTGTCGTTGTCGGGGGAGGTGTGATGTTCGGGTTGACGGTCGTCGTCGGCCCCATCGTCGTGGCGGGAGGCAGCGTTATAGTCGTCGATGTCGGCAACTGTGTCGTGGTGCCCGGACCCGGCACTGGCATTGGCGTGGTTGTCAGCGGGTCTCCAGCATCAGCGGTACATGCACGCTGGTTGGCAAACTCCGCTGGCTCGATGGCGAAGTCGGTCAGCTTGATCGTGGAACGGATCTTGATCTGTGCAGCCTTACCGCTCCGGGTGTCCGCAATCACCTGCGATGCTTTCTCGACCCTCGCCTTCTGGTGCAGCAGTCGCTTAGGCTCGCCGCTCTGTCGCTGAATGTTGATGATGTCGCCGGGCTGCAACGCCATTGCGTCGAGGTGGGCTGCTGCGTCTACTGTCGCGCTTGTGTTGACGCGGTCTCTCAGCCATGTCTCGAGCACATAGTTGACGGAATAGACCTCCTGGTACGTCCAGAGGTTCAAGGACTCACTGACCCGAGGCCGGTATATCTCCGCCTCCAGAGACCTCCTCACGATGGACTGCGCCCAAGACCCCATTCCAACGAACGTGCCAATCGGTCCTCGCCAGTCACCTTCTGCACTGACGTAGAACGCAAGGGATCTGGCGAACTTGCCCACCATCTCGGTCGGCGACTTCTCAATGTCGATCATCTCCAAGCCGAACGTGTCCTCGGCTTGATTCGACTCGTTCAGCTCGAACACGACATCGGTGTCGAGCCAGAACGGCGTTATGATCTGGATGGTCGCCTTACCCATGTCCCAGAAGAACAGCAGCGTCCCCCGCCACCCGATCTCCTGCATCAAGTCGTGCAACTTCTCCTGCTTGTATTGCACGAACGCCATTCTCAAACCGTCTTCCTCACCAGACGGGGCGATGTCGTCGGTCAGATCGTTCAGCCTGTTCTTGGCGGCAAGGAAGCCGGGTGAGTCGATGTTCTCGTAGCCAATCGCACCGAGAACCGGGTTGGTCAGATACTCCTCGATGATGTCTACAGGATTGGTCAGTGCGGCTCCGGTGTAGGCACTATGGTCAGGATGCCCCATACTCCCTTTGACATCAAAAGCCCCCTGACTTAATCTCTCACCAATCCAAGAGTAATTCCACCACGTGTACCACCATGATTCGTCTGCTCTAATCAACCAGTCTACCCATCCGTGGAACGTGACGGTGGTGATACCGTCTGCGTTCGAGTCACGTTTCAACGCTAGGTTGTAGGTTTTGTCGTTTAAGTTGGCAGTCCAGAATGAGTCGGGGACTATTGCCCTCGTACCTTGGTGCTCCAAACCATAACCATACATACGCTCCACAGACTCACTGGGAACGTAGTTGACTGCATAGACCCACGGGTCATTCCCTAATATGGGCGTTCCGATACCGTATGTCGGACCCGCGTAATAACTCCACGCGGCCACGAACTCGTAATTGTTGTTCGGACACGGATCTCTCCAGCCTCCGGGCGGACCTACATTAACAAACGCCACATGACTGCCCGAGACTGACGCCCACAGCATACTGTCGTATCTCCGCCAACCGCCGTTGCAGTTGACATACACATGGAGACTATAGTTGCCGTATCCCGCGCCGCCGTTCGTCCAGTCGTCGAATGCCCCCTTTGGTAGCGTCAGGTATTTATTGCCGCCAGTGACAAAGAAACTACCTCGCCCGGTGGCAAGCCACGCCGAACGTGCATCACGCTGACTCCCAGCATCCCAAGAGAAGTGGCTGTAGTTTGAAAAGTCGTAAATCTCAAACACGCCGTTGGCCGACAGCTTACCGCATACCTTCTCATTACCGACCAAGACGCACTGTTCGCCGGGGCTGAACTGCCACAACGTCTCGGGACAGAGCCTGAACCATAGGTCAGGTATGTCCAGTCGGCAGTAACCTTGCGTCCGGTCGTACTCGTTCCACTCCGCCCACTGAGTGCATTCCGCCTCGCAGAGAACCCCATAGCCGGGCCGCTCTATCGCACACGCGCCAACCCCGATGACCGGGTCTCCGTAGACGATTGGGATGATGCCAGTCCCCGCGCCATCCGACCCGCAGTTCCCGCAGTCAATCCCAGAGAAGACCTGCGTTGTGTAGGGTTGCCCGATGGTGTGGTTGTTCTTCTTGCCGATATCGACGAGAGTGAAGTTCCACGTCGCCGACTTCTCATCGAATTTCACGCCTGGGCCGACGACGCCCTTGAACAGTGTGATGCGATCCGGCCACCCGCCTCCGGTCGGGTTTGGGTCGTAGTACATATATATGTAGCACGTCCGCGTCTGGATCCCCGGCCAGTCGGTGAAGTCGTCGATCAGCGTGAGGTCTGAGTCCTCCAGCGTCAGCGTGACGTTCTGGTGACCGCCGACCACACCGGCCTTCGCCTCAAGCTGAAGCTGACCCCAGCTCGTTATCCGACCCTCCGCACTCAGGTCGCTATTCGAGATGGCGATGTCGCTGTAGTACGACAGCACGCCGTCGTAGTCGATGCCCAAGACGTACCGAGGAAACGACCCGCCGACGCGGGACATCTCGACCTTGAACGAGTCTGGCATCGTGAGTGATCTGACCATCTAAACTCGACGCTCCCCACGACGGTTCCGCTCGTCGTCAAGTCGGTCTGCCAGCGAAGCGATGTCCTCGTTGTTGACGCGGGTCACGTTCGGCAACTCGATGGTGACGTTGCCTTGCGTAACAAGACCGGGGTCGCCGCCGAGCCGTCCATACGAAGGCATGCGTGACTGTATCATCGCCATGCGTTGACGTGCCCCGGCCGACTGTAGAAATTGAATCCGTTTCTGGATCGCGTCAATCTCCATCTCTGCCTTGAAGCGTGCCTGGCGGCGACTTTTGAGTGCTTTCAAGTCGCGTGCGTATTTGTCGCCCCACGGATGCAATGCTCCAGTCCTCGCCATCGCTAGGCTCAGGTTGCGAAACAGTATGCCTAGTTCGGTCTCTTGACCACCCCCCCCGCCACCGCCACCGCCACCGCCGCCGCCGCTGCCGCCGCGTGCCAGCAGGGGCGATTGAACCTGCTGCTGTGCTTGTTGCGCAATCGCTGCCGCCGCCGCCTGCGCCGTCTGGGTCGCCTTCTGCATATCTGCCGTGAGCTGACGCACCCCGGCACTGAACTGGGCTTGAGTGATTGTTCCGGCGTGGAGCTGCTGCTGCAAGTCTCTGAAACTTTGCGCCGCCTGTCCGACACCTTCTGCGCTATGCTTCGACGCTCGCGCCAGGACGTTAGCGAACTGCGTACCAGCTTGGAATCCCGTATTGATGTTCGCCAACGCCGCCTGATATTCGGCCATCGTGATTTGTTGGGTTGTCAGTTCTCCTTGCAACACCGCCAACCGATCTCGGCTGGCCTGTAAGAACTGCTGGCTCTCGGCGTTGCCGTGCGTCAACTCGGCCTCCATCCGTCGCATCAACGAACCTTGCCGGTTTTGCTCGTCCAACACATCGACCCGACGCTGGGCTTCGGATTTTCGTAGACGAGCCGCTTCCTCGTTCTTCTCGTTCGTCTGGATTGACGCGGCTATATCTTCGACTATCTTCTGGTTCGCTGACTCAACCGTACCGCCAATGTCGATCCATCGCTGCCGGGCATTCGTCGCCGACTGAATCTGTTGCGTCGTCATACCTTCCATCGACGACATGAAGTTGAGGATCTGATCCTCGGTCGGCTTCATGTCGAGGAACGCAGCCATCTCCTGGCCCGCCCTCGCGCCTTCCCGTCCGAAATCCTCCTCTAGCTGGCGTCCTACCTGATCAGACACCGCCCCGGCTATCGCGTCAGCGACCTCCCCAGCCGCCGCAGCGACTCCGCCACCGCCGCCAGCCGCAGCACCACCACCAGCCGCAGCGACTCCGCCACCGCCGCCAGCATCTCCATAGCCTGCTGCTGGGGCTGCAGTGGGTGGGGGCACTACTCCTCCCGGTGCGAAGACCGGACGACCTGCCGCGTCACGCTCAAGGCTGGTGCCAAGTATGTTCGCCGTTTCCTGCGCCATCTTCTTGGCGTCAGCAAGTTTCTTCCTGGCGTCAGCCAAATCGGATAGGCCCGCTTCGATATTGGCCTTCTCCTCGATCATAGTTTTGGTGTCGGCGATTAGTGTGAGCGGGTTCCAATCGCGCTCATCTTGTTCTTTCCGTAGTCTCTTTCTCGCTCCGGTTATCACATCCAAATATGACTTGATCTGGCTTTCGGCCAGCCGCAGCTCGTCTTCGACATTCTCTTTCGCCTGCTCAATTGCGGTGTCACGGGCAGCACCCTTTGGCATCGCTAGGGCTTTCCTGATCTTCCCGCCCAGCATCTTCGTCCGTTCAGCCTGAAGTTCCCGCAGGGCTTCGGATCCCTCACGCACCGCGTCGCGAAACTCCTCGAACGCCTCTTTCGCTTTCTGCATCCCGATCATGAGTGCGCCAAGAACCAGCCCACCGGCGATCAGCCTGAACGTGACG